TGTGGCTGAAGATGGCAATGGCAACGTCAAGCCAATGAAGAACAAGAGCCAGGACAAGATTGATGGCATTGTCGCTGCAATCATGGCCATTCGAGAAGCGACGATACCAACCAATGACCTAATGCCCCAAATTTTCTAAGGTGACGCGATGACATATCTGGTAGCTGAAGATGGCATGACGCCACTGTTTAGCAACTCGCTGGCAAGCCCACAGGAAATCTTCTTCGAGTCGTTCAGGCATCGTGAGGCTGACGCTGGCATCACGATTAATGAACGCACAGCTCTGACATACAGCAGCGTTTACCAGGCTGTTAACATCATCAGTAACGATGTGGCACGCATCGCACTGAACATCTACGAGCGACTGCCAGACGACGCACGCGAAAAGCGACGTGAGCACCCTGCCTACAAGCTGCTGAACCAGCGAGCCAATCGCTACGTGTCTGGCTACTATTTCAGACAGACGCTGATGGCACACGCGCTACTGCATGGCAATGGCTACGCACACATTGTGCGTGACAACCTGGCCAGGCCTATTGGCCTCGAGATACTGCCAGCCCAGTACGTTGAGCCTGTAATCACAGAGGACAACAGACTGGTCTACGACTACCAGGAAGGCAGGACCAGCATACGTTACGCCTATGACGACATATTTCACATCAAGGGCATGGGTGACGATGGTATCCAGGGCCACAGTGTCATCAAGCTGGCCAAGAACAGCTGGGGGATGGGGCTAGGTGCAGAGAAGCATGGCAATAAGCACTTCGCAAAGGGTGGCAGACCTAACATCGTGCTTAAGACTGCTGCCAGGCTGGACAAGCAGCAAGCTGACACCCTCCTAGACAACTTTGAGCGTAGGCACGCTGGCTACGATGGTGCTGGAAGGCCTGCACTGGCTTCTGGTGGCCTCGAGATAGTGCCACTTAACATTAGTAACAGCGAGAGCCAATGGCTACAGTCCAGGGCTTTCCAGCGTGTTGAGGTGGCCTCCTGGTTCAGCCTACCACCACACAAACTGGGCGACAGTAGCAGGATGGCCTACAACAGCATTGAAGCTGAGGAGCGATCCTATGTCAGCCAGACGCTAATGCGTTGGTTTAAGGCCTGGGAAGTGGAAGTAGCTAACAAGCTGATGACACAGCGAGAAGTGGACAGCAACTGGTACGCAGAGCACAACGTGGACGCATTGATCCAGGGTGACTTTGCGACACAGGCCAACACTGCTGTGCTGCTGCGAAATGCCATGATCCTGACGCAGAACGAGGCACGTAAGAAGTTCAACCTGCCCAGCGTCGAGGGTGGTGACTCGTTTGAGAACCCTGCAACGTCCTCTGGAGCACAGCAAAGCGATCAGCAAGCAGAACCAGCCCAGAACTCAATTAAGCTGCCAGAGGCCACGCTGAAGGCTCACAAGGCACTTATTAACGACAGGATGCTGCACTTTGTCAAAACAGAGGTGGCACAGCTGTGTCGATTGGCCAAGCAGAGCAAGAACGTCATCAAGAGTGTGCAGAACTACTACGACACCTGGCAGGACAAGGTCATAGAAGGCCTGACACCCTGTGTGACAGCGTTTGAGAGCCTTCCAGGGATAAGTGCCAAGGCAGACGTCAAGAGCGTCGTCAATGGCTACTGTGTGGAATCCTGCCAGTTGGTGCTTGAGCTGCTGGCCAATGGTACGCCACGTGACATGCTGGAAGAGGAAGTCAAGGAGCTAACCAGGAACTGGGTCGATACTCGAGTGGAACCAATTACCAACCAACTTTGTGAGAGTTAGCCATGAAGGACTTATTTATCAACAGGATCAATCACCTGCGACAGTTTGGCATCAGCGAGAAGACTGCACACGCGCTGGCTGCACCACAGAACAAAGACAGTCGCATGGAGTGGCACAACCTGGACAGCGAGAATCCAGAACTGTACATCTACGAGCAGATTGGATTTGACTGGATGAGTGGCGAGGGTGTGTCTGCCATGCAGTTTGCTGAACAGCTAAACAACCTGGAAGGCAAAGACCTGACAGTCAGGATCAACTCGCCAGGTGGCGACGTCTTTGATGGCGTGGCCATCTACAACCAGTTAAATGCCTACACAGGCCACGTGCATGTCATCATTGATGGGATCGCAGCCAGTGCTGCCAGCATTATTGCGATGGCTGGGGACACAGTCAGCATGGCACAGACCAGCCAACTGATGATCCACGACGCATGGACTATGGCCATGGGCAACGAACAGGCCATGCGTGAGATAGCTGACGTGCTCGAGAAGATTGACGACCAGATAGCTGGCGTCTATTCGATACGATCAGGCAGACGCAAGAGCACCTGGCGTGAGATGATGAACAAAGACACCTATTTTACACCAGAGGAGGCCATAGAAGCCAAGCTGGTGGATGAGGTGCTGAAGCCTGCTAAGAAGCGACCCAAGGCTGAAATGCACGACGCAGAGCAACCTGGAGAGCCTGCACCACGTCCAAAGGGCAGAAAAGTTAATTTAATTTCTGCAAAACTACCAGCCATTCGCCTGGCTTAGGGTCTATATACTAAACAGACACACGTATGCACATCGTCCATGCGTGTTTTCAAGCGTGACTACCAAAGCGCAGTCATCAGCTTGGTGCGTTTTTTCGTATCAGGCCAGGGCTGCGTTTTTTGTTTGGCCTTGGCAGTTTTTGCACAGGGACCAACAAAATGAAGTCTGCTAAGGAACTACGTGAGGACATTCGCAATCTGCTTGTGGATGCACACGCGATCAGCGAGCTGGTCAACAGCGAGGATCGTGAAATGAGCGATGAGGAGTCGAAGCAATTTGATAGCATCATCGCATCTGTTGGCAACGATGGCTTGGATGGCGAGCCTGTCAGTGGCATGTGGGCCAAGGTAGAACAGGCTGAGAAGCGTGAGAAAATCGCTAATCAGCTCAAGGCCAAGCCAGAAAAGGACGCTGGCGTTGTCGAGCGACCCAAGGCACACGCTCAGCCTATTCGCCACATTGGACGTCTGCGAGCGTTTAAGGACGCCCAGGCTGCCTATGACTGTGGCCTGTGGTTCAAAGGCTATGTTCTGGGCGACCAGGATGCACGCCAGAAGGCACAGGACAAAGGCATCTACGCTGCACAGACTGAAGGTACTGCCAGTGCTGGTGGCTATCTGACGCCAGATGCGCTGTCTGACGCAGTCATCAACGTGCGTGAGTCTGCTGGTGTCACGCCAGCGTTGGTGCGTCGTGTGGTCATGCCATCTGACAGCTTTGATTTGCCAAAGCGATCCAGTGGTCAAACGGTCTACTATCCTGGCGAAGCGTCAGCCATTACTGCCTCTGACAAGACCTACGCACAAGTCGCGTTGACTGCCACCAAGCGTGCTGTGATGACTCAGATTTCTAATGAGTTAATCGCAGATGCCTTGGTCAACGTCATGGACGACATCGCTGCTGAAGCTGGCCACGCGCTCGCCTACCAAATGGACAAGGAATTGATCCTGGGCGATGGAACTGGCACATATGGTAGCGTCACTGGCTTGGTCAGTGGTGTGGCAGCTGGCAACACTGTCACGCTCGCATCGACGAAGACTGCCTTTACTGACATCACGCTGGCAGACCTGCACAGCTGTGTCTCAAAGGTTGGCGAGAAGTTCTTCCAAGAGTCGCAAATGGCCTGGATCATGCTGCGTAGCACCTACGCAGAAGTGGTCCAGCAGTTGGTCTATGCTGCTGGTGGTAACACTGTGGACAGCATCACTGGTGGACAGCGTCCTGCCTTGTTCGGCTATCCCATCTTCTTCACTGATCACATGCCTGCATCTGCTGCAAGCAAGTTTGGCGTGTTCTTTGGCAACTTTGCTGAGGCAGCTGTCATGGGTGATCGTCAGGGAGTGGAAGTGGCCACGAGTGCTGACTATGGCTTCAACCTGGACGTCATGACTGTGCGTTTGACCAGTCGCTATGACATCAACGTCCATGAGAATGACGCCTACGCTGGCATCAAGACTGCAGCCTCTTAATAGCTGAAAGGTGGCAGGTCAGCTGTGTGTAGAGATGATCATGAGAATGACGCCTACGCTGGCATCAAGACTGCAGCCTCTTAATGAAAGGTGACAGGTCAGTTGGGTGTAGAGATGATCATCCAGCTGGCCTGTCATTTATTTACATGATCAAAGTTAAGTATCTGAAACAGTATCAGTTCTTCAGGCCTGGCAGCGTCAACACTGTGATACCTGGTGTGGCAGAGCTGCTTGTGAGGCGTGGAATTGTCGAGGTAGTCAATGCTGAAGTACAGCCTGAAACGAACAAGCGATCCAGCAGTCGAGCCAGTAACAGTCGCAGAAGCAAAAAAGCACCTGCGTCTGACGCTAAATGACGACGACAGCCTGATTGCCAATGCGATCACAGCTGCACGCCAGGCAGTAGAACGTGACACTGGCAAAAGCCTGATCACACAGACGTGGCGACTGAAAATGGACATGTGGCCTACAAATGGCATCACGCTGTTCCATGGGCCAGTCCAGAGCGTCACCAGCGTCACCTACGTTAACGACGCAGGCAGCTCGACTACCTGGAACAGTAGCGAGTACGACGTGCTGACTGATGGCATTCCAGGTCATATTCATCCAGCGTGGAACTACGACTGGCCAGAGGTGCGTGGAGACTACAAAGGCATCTCTGTGGTCTATGTGACTGGCTATGGCGACACTGGCTCGAGTGTGCCTTACGAGCTACGCCAGGCTGTGCTGCTGCGACTGGAGATGTTCTACGATGGCGAGAACCAGCAGCTGGTGGACGCCTACCATCGCATCGTTAATGGTGCCAGTGATGGAGTCTATCCCTGATGCAGACACGCAGGTCAATCAGCAGACGATTGCACAACGTGCTGGTGCTCCAGAAAAGCACAGCCACCCAGGACGCCAATGGACAGCCTATTGAGTCGTGGAGTGACGTAACCAAGCTGCGTTGTGAGATTGTGCCAAAGACTGCACGCGAGTTTGCACGCAACGAGAACATCGACGATGCAGTGACCAGCATCATACGCTGTCGTTTCGTCGATGCTGACCTGACGACACTGTACAGGTTCACCAACCTGGACGGCTCAGTGGTCTACAACATCACAGGCGCGTTTGATCCTGACCAACGACGCAAAATGCTCGAGGTGTTTGTGACGCAGGAGGCTGTGTGATGGGTGTTATGAAAAGGCTGCAATACCAGCAGCAACACTTTGGACGTAGTGGTTTTGCACGTGGGACAACATTCAGACTTGGATCAGGCCAACTAGCTGCTGACCTCGAGCTTGAGGTGCAGCTGTTAGGCACGCAGCAGCTCGTCAAATCGCTTAAACAGTTTGATCCTGTGTTACGCAAAAAACTGCAGAGGCGTGCAACACGTAAGGCAGCAAAGCCAGTCCAAGAAAGTGCAAAATCACATGTGCCTGTACGTACTGGACAGCTACGAAAAGGCATCGTGATTAGAAGCGCTAAACGCAAACGCAGTAGTCCAATCGTGGGTGCAACAGTTGTCACGCCAAAACGCATGAGACTTGGCATAAGTGATAACGATCCATATTACTACCCCACCATTGTTGAGTTTGGTGCTCCATCGAGAAATATTCCAGCTAGGCCATACATGCGTCCAGCTATTGAGGAAAACAAGACGAAAGTAAAAGACATTTATTCATCTGAGTTAAAAAGGCTAATCACTGAGACAGCAGCACAGCTTCGTGCTGGTGCAATTACAGAGAAAGGCGTCAAGGTGAAAAGCTAATGGCTGATGTTGGCAAGGCAATCAGGACAAGGCTATTGAGCGTGAGTGCTGTGACTGACCTGGTCAGCACACGCATCTATCCTTTGACGCTGCCACAAGGCGTCACGATGCCTGCTGTGCGATATCAGCGAGTCAGTGGCAACTCTGATCCACATGTCAGAGGCACTACAGGCGCAGCCACAGCCAGGCTGCAGTTTGACATCTTCGCCAATACCTATGCTGGTGCTGAGGCACTACGTGACGCGATACGAGAGGCAATAGACCAATACACAGGAACCAGCAGTGGTGTGACCATCCACAGCTGCAACGCAGCCATGCACATGGACTTGTTTGACGAGCCTGTCCATGGTGACGCTGTTGGACTTTATCAGATGGTGAGTGACTACGAAATTGTGCATTCAGAAACTGCACTTTAGATAAGGATTTGCAGGCATGGCAGATACTGGAAATGGAACGACGTTGAGCTTTGGGACGAGTGGCTTTACTGCCAACATCTACAGCATCAGTGGTGCGACATTTGATCGTGAATCACTGGAAACCACGCACCTAGGAACTACAGCGTTTAAAGAGTACATCCCAGATGACCTGGTCGAGCCTGGGGAG